ATTCGCTTACATTGGAAGCACGAAAAACTATCGCAAAATGATAGTGCAGGGCGAAAAGCCGTTTTTATGCGATTTGAGCGCATTTCACCGCATCGGTGGATAACTTACCCACATCAAGGGCGAAATGCGCTCAGAGCGAAAATCAGCACAAAATAACTATATCTCGCAGTTCTCGGACAGTCGTTTTGCCATCCGATAGACGGTGGCCTCGCCTACTTCGTATTGCTGCGATAGGTAGTACACCACCCATGTGACCTTCTGCCCCTCGCCCGTCATGCGGAGGTAGTCGGCCATCATGTCAATGTACTTCGTATCGGTGGCATTGATGCCATTCCTGGTCAAGGCATCGCAGACGGAGCGACAAGCCTTGAGTAATTCATACTTCGTCATAGCGTACCAAGGTTTTCGATAACATCTACCCTACGGCCAACATCGTTGATTTCCTCGACTGATACAATCGGCCTTGGAGCGATGGCCATTCCCTTCGCCACGGCTGCTGCGAGAAAATCCTCTCCGATTTGTTGCTGTGGCGATTGCACGATGATAGGTGCGCCACCGCCCAATTGATTGAGTGCCGAAAGGATGGGCGCAAACATGGCGGTTGGTGCGGCTGCGATGACCGATTCGCCGTTGCTCAAACGTGCAGGGATGGAATCACTTGTTGCCGACCCTGCGCCACGCACATATCCGCCCGTAGCGAACTTTGCACCCTTAACCGTCTTGATGGCTGATGCCACGTTTGCAAGGATGGTGGCCACGGTGGTAGCGATGGCGACAAGGTTGGCAGGGTAGGGAACACTCTGCGCTTGCTTGACACCAGCCGCAATGGCCGCTCCCGAATTGATTGCAATCTCGGCAAGGGCAAGCACCTTTGACATCTTCGCCATGCCCTTGGAGGATTCGCCAAATGCCTCGGTTACTTGTTGTAATCCGCCGACCATTGATGCCATCGCATCGTATTTCGCTTTTTCGACCTCGATTTCCTTCTCGGTCAAGGCTTGCTTGTCTTGCTGATATTGCGCTTCAAGTTGCAGTTTTCGGGCATTGAAATCGGCAATCGTTTCCCCCTCCATCTGCTGTGCTGCTTGCAATGCCTCAAGGCTGCGTTGTGCATTGATCTGTGCGATGGCGAGTTCATTACCAAAGGCGGCATTGAGTTTCTCTTGCCATTCGTTGCCGATTAGTTTGTCTTGTTCTGCTTGCACGGCCTTGGTGTGGTCACGTTCCACTTGCAGCCGTTTCTCGGCATACGACTTGCGCAGGGCAAGCAGCATCTCTTCACGTTCGGTGGCATTGGTGACCGATGCGACTAGTGATGCCTCTTCGATGCGCTGCTGATTGTCGAGTTGCTGCATCTTCAGTTCCATCTCTTCCTCGCTGCCCTTCTTCGCTGCGGCCAATAGCAGGGCGATGCGCTTGTTTGCTCGCTCTACATCGGCCTTGATGGCATCCTCGGAGAGTTTGGCAAGGTCACGTTCTCTGAGGCTCTCAAGGCTTTCTAATTGCGAATTCAATGCCTTTTCCGCCGCCTCGGTCAGTTTTGCCTTGTCGGCCAATTTGGCCTTTACATCGGCAATTTGCTTGTCGTAGGATGCGTTGATTTCGGCTCTTCTGCGCTCGGTGTTGTCGGTGATTAGCTTGGTGAGTAATGCCTCTGCCTTGGCGATTTCCTCACGTTCCACCTTCGCCCGCTCTGCCGCCGCTTTCGCTGCTGCATCAGCACCCGATGACTTGCCGCCACTCTTGCCACTCTTGCCGCCCGATGATGAGGTGGCAGCACCACCGCCCGAAGGCAATGGTAGTGCAGCCATGCCGCCTCCCGTGCCGCTTGCCACACCTCCATCAGCGGATAGATGGGCAATGGGTGTGTTGTTGATGGTGTTATTCCATCCATCGACCAAGTTTTGTGCCATTGATGCACCAGCTTTGCGGATGTCTCCTCGACCTTCCGTGATTGTCTTGCCGACATTGGACACCAGCAACCGGAATCCCTCTTTTGCCTTGTCGAGTGATAACGTGAGGATGCCTTCAAGGATGTAGGCGATACCTTCAAGGCTGCGACCCACGCTTTTTGCGCCCGTGATGATGAGATTGAATGCACCCGACACCACCGACCAAAGGTTTTTGAATCCGAAGATCAAGGCTTGAATCATGCTGCGGAAGAGCAGGGAGTTATTATACAAATCTATGCAGCGGTTAATGAACACCACGATACCACGGATTGCAGCCGCAAGCCATTTGGTGGCGATGACCTTGATTTGCATGGTCATCACCTCCCATCCCTTTCCGCTCATGTCGAATAGTGTTGACATGGCATTGTTCAGTTCCTCGCTTGCTTTGAGTTGTTCCTCTTGCATCTCGCCATACTCGCCCGTCACGGCCTTGACATCCTCAATCTTGGTGGTCATCGTGTCAAGCTGCTCAATCAGCTGAATACCTGCATCAGCACCTTGTCGGCCAAACACATCCTTCAGAACTGCGCCCACCTCTTGAGAGTCTGCCCCAAACGATTTCATTCGGGTGGCTATCTCTTGGATAACATCGAAGGTTGATTTTGTTCCGTTGGCAAGGTCTTGCGATACCTTCTGCGATGAGATGCCGATTGCATCCAATGATGCTGCCGTAGTCGTTGACATCTCACGGATGCGCTTGGAGGCCATCGTGATGATGTCCATTCCCTTGTCTGAGAAGATGCCCGACCTCGTTTGCGCAAGGATGGCGGTCATCTCACTTGCCGATACCCCTGCATCATGGAACGTTGGCGCATACTGCTGCAATTTGGACAGCATATCGCCCGAAAGGTCAGCACCAGCCACAAAGCCATCATTAACGACCTTGATGGCCTCCTCGGCTGATATGCCGTATTGTGCCATCAGCGCATCAACGGTCGATAATACCTCCTTGTAGTCCTTCCCGAAGGTGTCTGCGGTGGCTTGGATGCTGTTGCGCACGGACACCAGCGCATCGCCCTCGATACCCATGAATTCTTTTGTTAATCGGGTGGCCTCGGCAATTCCTTGGTTATAGTCATAGAACCACTTGAAGGCTGCTCCTGCCCCTGCAATTCCGGCAATGGCAAGCACTACGGGATTTGCGGCAAGACCCATCAGAGCAGCACCGAATGACTTGACCGACCCAATCATTCCCTGCATCATGCCTTTGAATCCCTCGCCGCCTTGGGTCATGCCAAGCAGAGAGGAGGCAAATTTGCTGTTGCCCGTGAGTGCTGCTGCGATGGAGTTTTGATAATTACCTACATTCCGATAGAAACGTTCCGTCTCGGCCTCTGCACCTTTCAGTTCTGCCGTGATGCTCTTGATGTGCTTTTGCAGTTCTTGGCCTTTTGCCGCCTCTCTCTCCTTCCTTGGCAGTTCGTCATACTTCTTTGTCAGATTGCTCAGTTCTGCACGGAGTTGCTTGAGGCTTCCTTCTTGCTGCTTCTCCATGCGGATGTTGTTCTGAACTTCCTTCTGGAGTGTTCTGATGTCTTCCTTGTATTGCTTGACTGCTGTCCGTGTGAATTCAAGTTCCTTCTGCTTCTCCTTGTCGGTGAGAAGACCGGCCTTCTCTTCCTTGGCAAGTTCCTCCTCTCTATCTTGCAAGGCTTTGAGTTCCTTTCGATACTTTGCGATACCCTCCAAGGCTTGGTCGTAACTAACCTGAATGTCGAGAATGTGAGTCTCTTTCGATTCTGCCATGTGTGTTGTCCTCCCTATTTGATTTTAAGCATGGTTACTTCTGCGCTGCCGTTGGCTGCGGCCTTGATTTCCAATACTGCAAAATATGATGCGTGTTGTGCAAGATAGACGGGTGTGCGCTCATCAAAGTTCAATATCTCGATGTTCGACAGCCGCACATCATCCTTGATGATTCTGACATCTTGCATCGCCGATGTCATGTGCGAATATTTCTCTGCGAGAATCGTCTGCATATTGATGTCAAAGAACAGTTCTGCCTTGCCGTTGGCATCTGCCCGGACAGCCGCAATCCTCGGTTTGCATTCGTTGTAATCCGGCTCCTCGGTGGTAGCCTCTGACATCACGTTACTTCCGCCAAATGTGCCAGCTGCAATCGGTCGTGTGTATGTCGGTATGTTGCGCCCATCGGTGGCAGCAAACGGGAAGACGAAGATGTCTCTCGACTTATCCAAGGTCTTGTCATCGATGTCGATGTGGCCATCGTAGTCACCGATTACGGTGTCATCGTCTGCCCACCGATACCAATTTTGTTGCGCCCATCCATCCATCTTGTAGTCGAGTTCCTTCGGCTTGTCGTTACCATGAGCAGGGATGACCTTGCGTGTCCAATCAACGGCATTGGGGATGTTCGACCACAAGGTGGCAACCGGTACGAATGTGATGGTATCGCCATCGGCTTTCTGCAATGGCCATGTTCCCGTAATGGCCGACAAGAACTTGATGAAATCGGCCACTTTGATGTCGGGAAGGTTGTCCACGATGGGAAAGTTGTTGCCCTTCAACACATCGTCAGAACTATCCACGATTGCATTGATCTGACCGTCTGACAGCCTCATGTCTTGCAGTTTGCCATTCTTGTTCTTCAGTTCAAATTCAATCTTGTCACCTGCATGGAGGTCGATGTGGCCATAACCGGCAATGGTGTGTTGGAATCGGTTGTTGAGTAGTTCAGAATATTGGTCTACTTGATGCGCTGAAGGTGCGCTCTGCTTCCCGATGATGTACACCTCGTCATCTCCGCTGATGCGTGTAATCGTCATCTCGATGTAGTTGGCAAAGTATATGAACTGATACATCGTTCGTGATGAGCCGCCATACTTCGCCTCAGTTGAAGAATGCGACACCGCATCACTTGCATCCCACGACCACGTTGCTTGCACATCGAGCGATACACCGCAATCTCTTGCCACCGTCAGTTGGTTCACGGTGGTGTCGGGAGTCTCCACGAAGATGTCGTTGCTACCCACCACTTGCATCGTCAGACCGCCCATGTCGGTGGCAGGGTTGATGACTGCGTTGGCCGACAATGCTGCCGATGAAGAGTTGGCCTTCTTCTTGATGAGCGGAATGGCGAGAGAATTGATGAAGGTTTCTTCGTCTCCCGACC